GAGCAGCCCGCCGATCCGCTCGCCGGTCTGCCAGGCGCACATGAGCATCGACCGCCAGAGCCACCACGCCGGCACCGGGCCGATCATGCCCCGACAGGTCAGCGCGGCCTTGAGCATCTTGTCGATTTCCTCGAGCGAGTACCCGCGGGGCGGCCTGATGGACACTCTGACGAGGCCGCGCGGAAGGTCGGGGTGCTCGATCAGCCCGCCGTCGCTGCGGGTCATCCGCTTTTTCGCGGCGTGCTCCCAGAGGGTGACCAAACTTGTCAGATCCTTTTTCACGGTCGCCGGCCGCGGCGGCTTGCCCCGCCAGTGCGGCGTCGCCGCTCGCCAGCGGGCGAACTGTGCCAGCGTCGTGTCGTCCAGGTCGTCGAGGCTGGCTGGACGGCCAAGGTATTCGTCGAACCGATCGAGCGACATCCCGAACACGTGGACCGTGCGGTCGGAGAGCGCGTGCCGGACGCGGTAGATCTGCAGCAGATCGCGGAGCGATGTCGTCGCCATGGCCGATACTGTACACGCGTCCCCTGCATATCGCGAGGGGAGTGCCCTCCGTTGTGCAAAACTCGATTCCTTTCGACATTTTCGCCCGCCTCGGCGGGTTAGGCAAATTCGGCGACGGTTTGACTCGTTTCGGTGTCGAAACTACGATGCAGGTATGATCGCGATGGCTGTGCAGGATGACTGGGTTCCCGTGGAAAAAGCGGCGGAAATCGCTGGCTGCACGCCGCAGTATTTGCGGCGAATCTTGGATAAGTCTCTGCCCAGAAACGAGGCCGGAAAGACCACGAGCGACCGCACCCAGAGCGGCCGCGTCGAGGGCTGGCGGGTCAACGGCAAGGCGTGGCTGGTGCTCAAAAGTTCAGCGGAGGCGCTCCGCGAAACGCTCTCTTCGAGGGCGATCGCGAACCGGAAAAAGGCTCCCGCAGCCGCTCGCCGGAAGGTCGCCAAGCGGAAAAAACCCCGCTAATCCCCGGCGAAAACGCCGTTTTGAAAAAATCTTTCAAGCCCCCTTGACCGTAGTTTCGATATCGCTACAATGGGGGCATGACGCGGCGGACACCGCGGCAAACACCAACCGGAGAGAAAACGATGGAAATCAACGTGATCGACACCAGCCGCCAGACCGCCCTCGGGAACGAGTACCTCTACGTCGAGATGACGTGCGGCAAGCACGCCGCCCTCGTAGTCGTGTGCCGTGGTGCCACGAACTACGTGCAGGTGGTCGTTCAGAACGCGATGAATCGGGCGTGGCGCGGTATGGGCAAGAGGTTCGCCAGCCTGGACTCGGCCCTCAAGGCGTACAAGACCGACGCCATCAAGGCCATGATCTCGACCGCCTGCGAGATGCAGGCCGCCTGACCGCTACCCCGCCCGCCGGCAACTGGGCCGGCGGGCAACACACCACAAACACGAGGACCGACACAATGACCGAAAACGAGCGACACACGGCGTGCTGCATCGGCGTTGCCGACAGCATCATGCAGCGGCTCGGCAACCCCGCCTTAGGGCAGCGGTGGAGCGACGACGAGCTCCGCGACATCTACCGCACGCTCAGCGACATTGAGAATCGCCTCTACCGCAAGGGCGAGTACGACCCCAAGAACGTCGCCACGCTCCCGGCAATCCACTGACCGCACATGGTGGGGCCACCCGGCCAGCCGACAGCAGCGAAACGGGTGGCATCCGCACACGATAGACTCGACACCCCGCCCCGTGAGGGCACAACCACAGGAGATGACGATGACCCAGCGATTCACGTTCATGGCGTTGCACCGAGCCGGCCGGTTTGCGGTTGTGCGTGTTCTTCAGAGCGGCGAGGTGGCCGGCTACGATCCCGTGGCCGACCGGAACGACGAGCAGCGGCACTTCCAGATTCACCGCGGGCCGGCGGCATACGACCGCGCCTTCGGCGATTCGCGGAAGTACCAGAGTATCGAGGCGGCGATTGCCGACGCCGAGGCGTCGGGCCGCGAAGTCTGCGTTTGACCACCGGATCGGCACGTCGCCGGTCAGGGACGACCACCACCGTTTCTTCCTGCCGACAACTGGAGGCCGCAGCATGACACCGGAACTCTCCGCCCTCCTCGAGCACGGTGCCGCCTGCGTCCGCGTGGCGAAGGGCGACAAGCGACCGCTGGGCAACGCGTGGCAGACCCTCGCGACCAGCGTCGCCGATGTGATCGACGGCTGGCTTGACCAGGGCTACAACCTCGGCATCCTGCTCGGGCACGGGAATCTGATCGACGTGGAGTACGACGATGCCGATGGGCGGGCGGTGCTCGCCGCTCGCGGACTACTCAACATCGAGACGCCGACCTGGGCGAGCGGCAGGGGCGAGCACAGGCTCTTTCGCCTGGCCGGCCAGCTGCCTGCGATGGGGTGGCGCAAGGTCGGCGGTGCCGAGATCCGCATCGGCGGCAAGCCGGCCCAGAGCGTGCTCCCCCCGAGCCGCCACCCGAGCGGCAGGCCATACTCATGGATCGTGTCGCCCCTGCAATGCAGCCCGGCAGTGGTGACTCTGGCTCAGCTAGGGCTGGCGTAACCACCAGGGCAAGGAGGCCCACATGAACCCGACCGTCTGGCTCGAGCTCGCAATCCTGATTCTGCGGATTCTCGCGGCAGGACTTGCGGATTGACAAAAGTTTCCCCACCGCTCCATAATGTTTCCCCATTGCGACTAGGTGATTTTTCGAACGGTACTTGACGACCTGAACTTCCGTACATATCCTACCCCACCCACGCAGGAGATGACCCTATGTACAGCAACTGTCAACCCGGCGACGCGGAGGCCGCGGCCGCGATCGCAGCCATGGACGAGATCTACGGATCGCCCGCCCAGGGCGAGGGACGCTGGATCGGCGGCCGCCTCATCAGCACCTACGCGGTTGGCGACAGCGTCAACGTGGCGTTTCCCGACGGGCACCGCCGCTGCGTCGTGATCGAGCGACTCACGGACACGACCTACCACGTCGTGCATCACAAGAGGACCGGCGGCCGCGAGCACTACGCCATCGACGTGGACGCCATCGCGGCGTTCTGACCACAGGAGACCCGGTGGAACCGGGGACGCAAGGACGCAGATCGCCGCTGACGCAGGACGGGGACGCGGCGGGTTTGACACGGGATCGACAACGCAAGAAAGCGAGGGACAGATGACGACGGAGATCTCCACACACACGGCACCCGCGAGAGGGTTGGCTCTCGCCACGTTTGACGATGCGTTCCGGTTCGCGAAGGTCGTTGCGGCGACCGAGTTCGCACCGAAGGACTTTCGCGGCAAGCCCGAGGCGTGCCTGCTGGCGATTCAGCACGGGGCCGAGCTCGGCCTGTCGCCGATGCAGAGCCTGCAGTCGATCGCCGTGGTGAACGGCAGACCCAGCGTCTACGGCGACACCGCCCTAGCGGTCTGCAAGGGCTCGCCCGTCTGCGAGTGGGTCCGCGAGCGGATCGAGGGCGACGGCGACGCCATGGTGGCGATCTGCGAGGCCAAGCGGCGCGGCGATGCCGAGCCGGTTGTGAGCCGCTTCACGATGGGCGACGCGAAGCGGGCCGGGCTCGCCGGCAAGGCCGGTCCCTGGACGCAGTACCCTCGCCGCATGCTCCAGATGCGGGCTCGAGGATTCGCCCTGCGTGACGCGTTCCCCGACCTCCTGCACGGGCTCATCACGGCGGAGGAGGCGCAGGACTACCCGACGCCGGCGACGCCGCGCGAGCCGGTGCAGGTGCGGCCGAAGTTTGAGCCGCCGGCGGACGCCGAGCCGGAGACGCCGGACACGCCGGCGAGGGCGACAGTCGAGGACATGGAGCAGGCCAGGCTGGCGATCAGCAAGGCCCGCACGCCGGAGACGCTCACGAAGATCCGCCGCACGGTGGAGCGTCGGCTTCTCGACGAGCAGTTCTACACCGACGCCCAGGCGGACGAGCTCCTCGGCTTGCTGGACCACAAGGCCGAGTTCATCAACGGCAGCGAGGTGACGGCATGAGCGAGCGTCAACGCCTCTACCGTGCCGAGCTCGGCACGAGCGTGACCGCGAACAATGGACACAGCGTCCTGTCCTGGTACGGCACGCTCACTGAGTGCGGCGAGTGGGTCGAGCAGGGCCAGACCAGGTGGCGTCGCGACGGCACGTGGCATGAGACGAAGGCCGCGGCGCTGGCGTCGCTCGCCGACAGGATCGACGCGATCGGCTTGGCGTGCCGACAGCAGGCCCAGCAGCTACGCGAGCAGTCGTCGTCATAGGTACACCACGGCCCGCCCTGGCCGCAGCGGCTGCTCCATACCGGCTGCATGGGTCGCCAACCGGGAGTGGCGAGTAACCACCGGCGCAGCCCAGCGACACGGGCCACCACAAGGAGGAGCAAGCAATGAGGAAGCGATGGACGCCGCGCCAAGCGCCGGCATACGACGACGAGCCGCTGGACTTTTCGACGAAAGACGTAGTGCGTTTTCTGCGCGAGCGTAGGCGGCCCGGCTTCGCCGATCTAGTGCAGCACATACAAACGAGCCTAATCAGCGAGAGGAAGTGTGCTGAGGAGCTACGCGAGCAGCTGCGGGCGCTGCTGCCACCTCCACCGCCGTACTACGAGCCCTACAACCCGCGGCCGCCGGCTGAGGCGAGCGACTGAGGGACCAGCCACGAAAGGCTTAATCGACGCTGGGTGTACCCGCTCGGTCAGGCCCGCATTTTCACAAAAGAGGCGACCAGGAGGATGGCATGAGCAACGACTTCTTTCACCTCGACACCGTCTCGCGTCTAGCCGACCTGCCGCTCTTCGCGCCGGCCCGGGCTCGAGTAAGCGACCCGCCGACATCGCACGCGGCCGCGAAGCGTGCCCCGGTGGCGAATCACAACCAGCGGATCCTCGACGCCCTGGCGGCCGGGCCTGCCGGCCAGAGCGAGCTCGCGAGCCGCACCGGGCTGACCGTGGCCGCGGTGTCGAAGCGGCTCAGCGGGCTGCGAGCCGACGATCGGATCGAGCGGTGTGGCGAATGCCGATCGGCGACGGGCGGACGCGAGGCGATGTATCGGTTGAGGGCATCGCAATGAAAAAGCCTTTGACGACTGCCGAGCGGGAGCAAAGCCGTTCAGTTGTAATCGAGAGCCTTTGTTTGGCGATTCAGGCGGGATGGACAGAGCAAGAAAAACTTGAGCGATCAGTGTGGCGAAAAATCGACCATGTGTCGTGGGACGTTCCGTACTTCTACGTTCATCACACTGAAATCGCGAAGCAAGGAAAAGGGCGAACTCTCGTCTATCGACGAGGCGAATGATCAAACGGGCGTCGCGTTGACGTGCTGAGCAGACTTGACGCCCGTGCCACGGTATGGGCTCGGTAACACGACACGCAAGGAGGCAAAGATGACGACGACACGATCCGGGCTCACGGTTGATGCTGACTTTTCTCAGCTGATTGAGCCGCTTGACAAAGCAGAGCTGGCCCAGCTGGAAGCAAACATTGTCGAGCACGGTAGCGCTCGCGACCCTTTGGTTGCATGGCGAATTGCCCCTAAAGGTATTTCTGAATATGCGGAACAGGCGGCACTTGATGGCTCACAACTACAGGCCGCGACGGACGATGAAATTCTCGAGGCTGCCACACAGTCGGCGGCCGACTGCGGAAGCCGTCGCCCGTACCCTGACTGCCGAATTGCCGGTCGTACCCAGCACTGGGTTCTGGTCGAGGTAACTGGACACATTGACGGCGACGACTGCAAGTACGGGTCATGGCGTGATTTCGTGTGGCACTGCGCGTACACCTGCGAGCCATGCTTTGACGACACCGATCTGATTTTGATCGACGGCCACAACAGGCTGGAGATTTGCACGCGACTCAACCTGCCCTACGAGGTAGTCGAGGTTGCGTTTCAAGACCGGGACGCCGCTGCCCTTTGGATCGAAGAGAACCAAGTCGGGCGGCGTAACCTCAGCGACGATCAACGGAGCGTTATTGCGGACAGCATCCGCGACAGACGCAGCCGTGCTTCTGTGGTCGCGGCAGCTGCAAAGGCGAGGCAGGCAAAGATTGCCGGCTCTGTTGAGGACAACGCGTCCTCGACAAAGAAAGACGATGGCAAGAAGGGTCGCACGCGCGCTGCGGTCGCCGAAGAGCTGAAGGTGCCAGAGCGAAAGCTTCGGGCCGTAGCCGAAGTGAAGAAGACCGACGCCGGCAAAGATCTTTTGAAGCAGGTTCGCAAGGGCGAGATCACGCTGGCCGAGGCTAGGCGGCAGGTGAAAAAGGCCGAGGTCGTTGCCAAGCTCGAGGACGTTTCTGCCCGCGAGGCCAAGGCGCTGGCCGGGCAGTACGACGTGATCGTCATCGACCCGCCGTGGCCGATGGAGAAGATTGAGCGTGACGTGACGCCAGAGCAGGTGGCGTTTGAATACCCCACCATGCAGGAGGACGAGCTGGCTGCGATGCAGATGCCGGCTGCCGACGACTGCCACGTCTGGGTTTGGACGACCCACAAGTTTCTACCGATGTGCCTCCGGCTACTTGACGCTTGGGGCCTGAAGTACGTCTGCACATTCGTCTGGCACAAGCCAGGCGGATTCCAGCCGTTCGGACTGCCTCAATACAACTGCGAGTTCGCCGTCTACGCCAGGCGTGGAACGCCGCAGTTCATTGACACCAAGGCGTTTCCAGTTTGCTTTGACGCGCCGCGCGGAAAGCACAGCGAAAAGCCAGAGGCTTTCTACGACGTTGTTAGGCGTGTAACGGCTGGCAGGCGGATCGACATTTTTAATCGTCGAGCACTTGAAGGGTTCGACGTTTGGGGCAAGGAGGCCGACGAGTGACTGCGACGTACAAGCAGCAGCGTGCGTGGTCTGATTCATTGTTGGGCGAGGCACGGATGCTGGTCGGCTTTTGCACTGTGTCTGCGGCCAGCTACGAAGACGACACCGAGCGTGCAACCGATCTGCGGTGGCTCAACACAAGCGGGGCGCAGTCTGCTCGTGTGGCTTGTCGGCTTCGCGACCACACCTACTTCGAGCGTTATCCAGATGAGTTCACCATTCGTTCGTACTCAAACGGATACGAGACGGAACTAGACAAGATTATGTCTGGCCACGGAACCCACATGCTGTACGGATTCAGGACGCCAGACGGCAGGCACATTGGTGCGTGGCGGTTCCTAGATCTGTTTTCGTTTCGGAAATGGTACTTCCGGGTTGCGCCTCTTGTTTTGAACGGCCGTGTGCAATTGCCTTGGTCAGTTCAAGACAACGGCGACGGCACCAAGTTTCACGCATTTCGGTTTTGCGATCTGCCATCGGACCTTGTCTTGTTTCGAGGGACTGGCTTGAAAGTTTGCGACAACGCACAACTGGATTTTCCGTTTTAGGAGGCCAGCCGTGGCCGGTGAATGGATTCCCATCGACTGCAACCTCGGCACGAAGCCCGAGGTGCTAGAGCTGGTGGACGAGACTGGCGAACCTGTTGAGGTCGTCGTCTATCGTCTCATCCAGTTGTGGTCGTGGGCGTCCATGAACACCGCTGACGGGACGATCCGCACCACACCGGCGCGGCTCGCAGCGGTGGCAGGAGGTGACGAAGCGTTTTGGCTCGCTGTTGAGCGGGTCGGCTGGGTGTCGTTTTTGAACGATACCGTCGTCATCCGGGGCTGGGAGAGGCGTTTTTCCCGGGCCGCAAAGGCGCGTGCGGAAAACGCGCGACGGGCGTGCGCTTATCGTGCGCGAAAAGCGCGACCACAGGAGAGGACAGGAGAGGAGAGTACAGAAGAAGAAATACCGGCTGCGCCGGTTCCCACGACCGAGGCGGCTACGCCGCCTCGCTCGCGGGCGAAGCCTGGCGTTTCGTGGTCGGCTGACGCCGGGTGGGACGGCATCACGGACGCTGACCGCTCCGAGTGGGCCGCGGCGTTCCCTGGGGCGGTGCTCGATCAGGAGCTCGCGAAGGCGACCGCCTGGCTGCGGGCGAACCCGAAGCGGTGCGGCAAGCGGAACTGGCGTCGGTTCCTTGTCGGCTGGCTGCAGCGTTGCCAGGACAAGGGCGGCACGAACCGCGAGCCAGGGAACCGGCCGACCGGGCCGCCGCCGGTTGAGGCCGCGAAGCGTCGGTACTACCGCTCGGATGCGAATCGCAGCATGACCGACGCGGAGTACGCGGCGTGGCAACGCGACCGCAACTCCGGTGGCGTGGTCGCCGCGCTTGCATCAGGGTTCAGACTCAAGGAGGAGATCACATGACCGCCATCGCCCTACCGCCGATCACGGCCAAGCAGCGTCGCGTGTGGGAGTTCATCAGGAACCACAACGCGGCCACGCGCACCGGCACCGGCTACCGCGAGATCTGTGCCGCTATGGGTTGGCGTTCGCCCAACGCGTCATACGGGCACTGCGTGGCGCTTCGCCGCAAGGGCTGGATCACGTTTGAGCCGTCGCGGCCGAACACGATTGTTCCGACGGCTGAATCGCTGGAGGTGTGCGATGACTGACCGGGACGTAACCGCGATCCACGCCGCGTGTCGTCGCCGCTCGTGGGAGGACTCGACCGACGACGCGTCGCGGCTGGTGCTCGAGCGTGCCGGCGACTGCATCACGCACTTGAGGAAAACGGTGCGAGACATGCGGCGCCGGCTGGTCCGTCAGGCCGCGCACCTCGAGCGGGCCGAGCTCGCCAACGAGCAGCGGGGGAACACGAAATGACGATTTATCAGCGACACATAACGTCGAAGAAGTGGCAGCGGTTCAAGCGTCGCGTGAAGTCATCGCGTGGCGAGTGCTGTGAACGCTGCAGGGCCGCCGGCGTAGGGCTTGAGGTTCATCACGTGACATACGAGCGGCTCGGCAACGAACTGCCCGAAGACGTGCGGGTGTTGTGCCACGAGTGCCACGTCGCGGCCGACGCGGCGAGGAGGTCGGCATGACCAGCGACCTGGCACTGATCGCACTTGGAGCAATCACGACCGTGGCGACGTTCGCCCTCGGCGTGGCGGTGGGACGGCAATCACGGAGGACTGCACATGACGACGGCAACCAAGCGGCGACGAACTACTGGCGGCGTGACGCTCTCAACCGCGTCGCTCAAGGCGGCGCTGGCGGCGATCAAGCCGGCGATCTCGACCCGGCCGACGAAGCCGGCCCTATCCGGCGCTCTGCTCGCTGACGGCACGATCACGGCGACCGATCTGGAAATCCAGATCTCGGCCGAGATCGACTACCACGGCGAGCCGCTCCTTCTCCCGCACGCCAGGCTGGCGGCGATCCTGCAGACGGCGATCGGGCCGGAGGTCTCGCTGGCCGTCGAGGGCTCCGTATGCGTCGTGAGCGTCGGACGCGGCGTCTGGCGGCTTCCGGTTGAACAGGCGGCCGAATTCCCGGCCTGGACCCCGGAGGGCGTCAAATCGCTTGTACGGCTTCCAGGCGACCAATTCGTCCGGGCGGTCGCCGCGACCCACTACGCGACGGACACCGAGTCGTCGCGGTACGCCCTCGGTGCGGTGCTGCTCTCGGTGAGCCGCGAGGACGGCCGTGCCAATTTCGTGGCGACCGATGGCCGGCGGATGTCGGTGGTGGTCTGCGAGCACGGGCAGGACACCGACGGCGGCGAGCCGCTGGTCCCGGGCCACGTGCTGCAGGCGATCGCCAGGTTGTCGTCGTCGCACGCCGACAGCATCGAGGTGCAGCTGGAGGCGTCGGATCGCGAGCTTGTCGCCACGATGCCGGGAGCGACGGTCCATGCCCGGCTGATCGAGGGCAAGTTCCCGCGATGGCGCGATGTCGTCGTGATCGACCGGCCCGGCGAGCAGGTCTGCGTGATCAACCGCGAGGAGCTCAGGCACGCCACGACTAGCGCGGCGATCGTGACGACCGAGCAGAGCAAGGGCGTGGAGTACCGGTTCGAGGCGGACGGCCTGCACGTGCATGGCAAGAGTTCTGAGGCCGGCGAGTCGTCGATCACGGCCGATGTCGTCACGGGCGTGGAGCGGCCGGTCACGGTCAAGCTCGATCCGCGGTTTGTGGCGGACTGGCTCCGCGGGCTGTCAAGCGAGAACGACCCGGATGTGTCGGTCCATGTCGTCGATGCGGCGTCGGCGACGGTGCTAACGTGCGACGACTGCACGGGCGTGATCATGCCTCTGGCGGCCGACTGACATGGATGACAATTCGAAAGAGCGTCTGGCGGCTCTTGTGGACGCCGGGCACAGCATGCGAGAGATCGCCGAGATACTCGGAGTGTCTGTGCAGCATGCGGCCCGCGCGTTCGCGGTCGCCGGCGTGGCGATGCCGATGCCGCCGAGCCGCGGGATCGTGTACCGCACGCGGGTGCGTGACGTGTCGAAGCTGCTCCACCTGTGGCAAGAGACGACGCTGTCGCAGGCGGACGTGGCCCAGCGGTTGAACGTGACGCGTGGTGCTGTCTCTCGGGCGGTGCGGTACTACGGGCTCGAGCCGCGACCCGGAGACGTGCCGGACAAGCCGCCGGACTCGGAGATCGAAGACTCGGCGGGCGATCTGCGATTGGCTCCGCACGTCGAGGCGGCGGCCGAGCTGATTCGCCGGCAGTGGTCGCCGGAGGAGGAGTACCTGAGGCGAGTCACGATGGTTCAGCCGCTGACGATCGGAGAGTTGCCATGAGCGTGACGCTGCTCTTCGTCGTGTCGCTGATCTACTGGGGCGTCGCCATCGACCAGTGGATAAAGGGTTCACCGGCCGGGTTCGTCGTGTGGGCGAGCTACGGCGCGGCGAACTGGGGGCTCATGTGGCTGACGAGATAACGGAGGCTGATCATGGAATCCTTGGCTCTCGCCGCCGCGCTCGTCATGCTGTCGATCTGTGGCGTGTCGCTCGCGGCCCTGGTCGCCGGGATATTCCGCCGGCCGGTGCTGTGCTGGCTGTTCGGTGGATTGTCCGTCTTGGCCGGCGGTTGGCTGTGGGTGACGGTGCCGCACCTCTGGCCTCTGGCGGCGTGGTGCGTGGCGGTCGGCGTATATGCGGTGTGGCGGGTGTAGAACGCCAGCGATCAGCGGCCCGCGACCTATGACCATGAACAAACCAACCGACACTCTCGCGGGTCAGCTGCATCGCGTGGTTAGCCTGCGGATTGTGCCGATTGACCACAAAGGGGCGAACGCTTTTGTCCAGAAGCACCACCGGCACCACAAGCCCACGGTGGGCCATAAGTTCAGCCTCGCCATTGCGGACGATACTGACGCCATTCGCGGCGTGGCGATTGTGGGCCGCCCGGTGGCTCGGATGCTGGACGATGGATGGACGCTGGAGGTGAACCGCTGCTGCACGGACGGCGTTCGCAACGGGTGTTCGATGCTCTACGGCCGGGCGTGGCAAGTGGCGAAGGCTCTCGGCTACCGGAAACTCATCACCTACACGCTGCCTGCGGAAGGCGGGTCGAGCCTTCGCGGAGCTGGGTGGAAGTGCATCGGGGAACGTGGTGGCGGCAACTGGAACGTTAAGTCGCGGCCACGGGTGGACACCGACCTTTTGCTCCAGGGACAGAAGCTACTTTGGGAAGCAGGCTAACACGGAAGATGAGCGGCATCGCCACGGAGGACGATGATATGACGAAAGACGCTGCGGCGATGTCCGCTCCATCGGCTGGTTCTGCTGCGTCGGCGTGGGAGATGTGTAATGCCTGAACACCACTTCCTGAATCTCGGCGCTGGCGTCCAATCGACGGCGCTCTACCTCTTGAGCATCGACGGCGACGAGCCGGAAGTGCCGCGATTTGACGCCGCCATCTTCGCTGACACGCAGGAGGAGCCGGATGAGGTCTATCGGCACCTTGAATGGCTGGAGAAGCAGGGCGGGCCGCCGATTGTGCGGGTCACGGAGGGAAAGTTAGGAGACGCATTAGACAGTCGAAAAAACGATGGGCATTACACTGCCATTCCGGCGTACACGCTCCACCCTGTGACCGGACAGCGAGCAATGGTTCAGAGACAATGCACAGGCGACTTTAAGGTTAAGCCACTAGAACGAAAAATGAGGGAACTGCTCGGAGTTGTCCCTGGCCGACCTATTCCGAAGGAGCAAATACTCCACCAATACATGGGGCTGTCGTTCGATGAGCCAAAACGAGTCATTCGCGTAAAGGAGCGATTCCTCGCCAAGCCGTCGAACTGGAAGGTGCATTTCCCGCTATGGGAAATGCAGTGGGATCGCGGTGACTGCAAGGCATACCTGCGCGACCGGATGCCATATGAGGTGCCGCGCTCGGCGTGCGTGTTCTGCCCGTTCAAGTCAGACGAGGAGTGGCGTCGGCTGCGTGACAGCGACCCGAAGGGGTGGGCGCGGGCCGTTGAAATAGATCACGCTTGCCGCATTGGAAAGATGGACGCTCACCGCTTCTTGCACAAAGCGTGCTTGCCTCTGGACGAGGTTGACCTACGGTCCGCCGACGAGAAGAGCGGGCAGATGAATATTTTCAAGCACCTGCGCGGGTTTCAAGACGAGTGCGAAGGGTATTGTGGGAACTAGCAGCAGAACACGGAAGATCAGCGGCGGCGAGCCACGGACTATGAGCAAACCAACCGACGATAACGAGCCGTCTGCTGCATCGCGTGGGTCTGGCGGGCCTGACCTTCGCGGCCCTGCCGTGATTGTTACCGGGTCAGTGATCGGAGGATTCACGTTCATCGGGCCGTTTCCAACAATCGAACACGCTGCGGAGTGGCACGCCAAGCGGTCGCTTCCCGGTGTGCTGGGCCTCCCGGCGGATGCGATTGTCTTGCTGGAGTCGCCGGATCGGCACGCTGTAGTGAGGAACGACGATTAGCCAGAACGCCAGCGATCAGCGGCCCGCGACCTATGACCATGAACAAACCAACCGACGCTATCGCGGGTCCGCTGCATCGCGTGGTTATGCGCTTTTGCTACGCGGACCCGCCCTACCTTGGCTGCGGCAAAAGGCTCTACGGCAAGATGCACGCCGAGGCCGCCGAGTGGGACGATCCCGAGCGGCATCGCCATCTCATCGGCCGGCTCTGTGACGAATACCCGGACGGCTGGGCCATGAGCCTGCACACGCCGAGCCTGCGGACGATCCTGCCGATGTGCCCCGAGGACTGCCGAGTGGCGGCATGGGTGAAGCCGTTCGCGGTGTTCAAGCCCAACGTCACGGTGGCCTACGCATGGGAGCCGGTGATATTCCGGGGCGGCAGGCCGCGACCGCGAACGATGCCGACCGTGCGGGATTGGGTGTTGGAGTGCATCACGCTGAAGAAGGGCTGCCCAGGGGCGAAGCCGGAAGGTTTCACGCTCTGGCTACTGGATTTACTCAACGTGGAACCGCAAGACGAGTTCGTTGATATGTTCCCCGGAAGCGGCATGGTCAGCGAGGCGGTCGAACGGTGGCGTCGGTCGCCACGGTTGCCGCTTCAGTACGCATAACCAGTGCTTATCCGGTCCGCACAGCGATCCCGGCGGGCATCGACCGCACATATAAAGCGGTGACGAGCACCCGCCGGGATCGCCAACACAGGAGCAACCATGACAGGCGAGGTAGATGAGATGTCCGCTGCATCCGCTGGTTCTGCGAGCAGTGGGAAAGACGCCGACCGACAGGCGCTGGCCGATTCATCCGGCCCAACAAAGCCTGCGCGGCTTTATTTTGTGCCGCCGCCGGAGATGCTGGTGGATGCGATCCATGACCCAGTCGGCCCGACGAGCGGACGACGGATTGCCAGCAAGAGATTCGGGACGAAGAAGTAGGCAGCACCCATGTCCGACATCGTCTCTCGCCTGCGTCGGTGGAGTCACGCGGTCGATGAACCGGACGAAGTGAGACAGGTGCTGCGGCAAACTGTCGGAAACTGACATCATGCCGCTAGTTATCGTCCAGTACCGCCTGCCAGACGAAGAGCACGAATACCTCGCGGCGATGCAAGGCGTCGCGGCGCTCGCGGTGTTGCATGACATCGACCAGCATTGCCGCAGCCTCGTGAAGCACGGCACGCCAAGCGAAGAGACCGAGGCGCTTGCCGAGCACATCCGGCAACTGATTGCCGAGGCGGACGTAACGCTGTGATTTGACACGGCGGCGATCATGCCGCCATGCCAACCGCCACGCTCCGCTTCCGCCATCGCGCACCTCGACGAGCATCTCGCCGAGGCGATCAAGGGCGGCGAGCTCGGCCACGATGTCGAGACGGCGTACCAGGAGCTACGCGAGTGGCTTCGGACCCACTGCGCTTCATACGGGCTCGATCTGCCATGACCGTCACGCTGTCCATCCCGGGTGATCCGGTGCCGCAGCCTCGCCCGCGGGTGTCCACCGCCGGCGGATTCGCACGGGCGTACGTGCCGAAGTCGCATCCGATCCACGCCTATCGCCAGGCGATCGCACTGGCGGCGAGCGTCGCCGGGCTCCGCGAGCAATCGCGGCCCGTGAGCGTCATCATCGACGCGGTGTTCGCGCGGCCGAAGTCGCACTTGACGAAGTCCGGCGTCAAGCCATCGGCACCAGCGCTGCCGCGTCCCGACGTGGACAACCTGGGCAAGGCGGTGCTTGATGCGTTGCAAGAGGTGATGGGCGACGACACACACGTAGCCCGGCTTGTGGTCGAGAAATCGTGGGGCACCGAAGGACGCACGACGGTACGGATCACATGAATCTGCACGTGAACATGGTGGCGTACAACGAAGAGCGCCACATCGAGGAGGCGATTGACTCGATTCTGTCGCAGTCGTTTCGTGACTTCGAGCTCGTCGTTCACGACAACTGCTCGACCGATCGCACGGTCGAGATCTGCGAGCGGATCGCCAGCGGCGACCGGCGGCTGCGAATCAACCGTGGCCGATTCAACGTGGGCGCGGTGCTGCAGCAGCTGCGGGTTCATTGCAACTGGGACGCCGACTACGTCGCGTTTCGCTCGGCCAATGACGTGATGCACCCGGACTACGTCGCGGAGGCGATGGAGCTTCTGTCATCCAATCCCGATGTTGGCCTGGCGTACAGTCACGGCTGTGATTTCGCGGGCGACATCGCGACGGCGACTCCGACGCCGGATGAATTTTGCATCGACACTCGCGGTCTCTCGCGATCGCAGGCATGCGCCGAGGTGATGGGCCGATACTGTTCGCCGCATCCGCTGTGGGGAGTGTGGCGACGCGGCGTCCGCGAGATGTGCAGGGCGTGCCAGTTCTCCTACGGCTCCGATCACGTGCTGATTGCCGAGGCGGCCCTCTACGGCCATGTCGCCGCGACTCCCGGCAGGCTGGACTATCGGCGACAAGCGGCCCGCGACGGGCGGGAAGTGCTCCGCGACAACGCCACGCACCACTCGTGCGAAGAAAGCGTCCGCGGGTGCGACCTCGGTAGCGTGTTCTCGTCGCCGAAAATTCTGATGCCGTTCGTCGATCTGGCGTACAGCCACATCGAGATGTTGAGCATGGCTCGCATTTCCGACGACGAGCGCGTGGCACTGATGGACGCGGCGCTTGTGATATTCCGCGCGAGGTTCGGCGAGCGGCTCGCGATGGAGGCGCGCGTGTTCGCGGAGTGGCTGAGCACGGCGGCGGATGCCGTGTCCGAGGCGAGTCAATCGAGCCGCGTGCTGATCTGCACGTGGCGGACCAAGGTGGCTCGCGAGATCGGGAAGTTGCGGACGCTGAATTTGCCGACCGAAGCGTGCGACAGGATGCTCGCGCAATGCTGACGCTTTTCACCATCGTCTTGAACGGCGAGCCGTACATCGAGCAGCACCTGGCGACGTTTCGCCGGCTGACGATCCCGTGGCAGTGGCGGATCGTCGAGGGCGTCGCGGAGCCGACGCACTGCACGGCGTGGTGTCAGACGATGCCGGATCGCTGGCACCGCGACTACGCCAGCGTCGATGGAACGCACGAGTACCTCAAAGCGATCAACGGATGGCGTGGCGACATCGGCAGCGTCGGCGTGTCGGGCCGTCGCTCGCCGTGGCCTGGCAAGCTCGCGATGGTTGCCCGCGCCCTCGAAGGCGTCCAGGGCGGCGTCGTGATGCAGATCGACTCGGACGAGATCTGGCAGGCGTGGCAACTAGAGCGGATCTACTGGCTGATGATGGAGCAGCCGGTGGCGACGGCCGCGCGGTTCGCATGCCGCTACTGGGTCGGGCCGACGAAGCTGCTGACATCGACGACGGGCTGGGCACGCGGCGACCTCGAGTGGCTGCGGGCGTGGCGTTGGGGGCCGGGCATGAAGTTTTTCCGACACGAACCGCCGATCGCCACGGGGTTTGACCGGTGCGTCACGATCGAATCGACGCAGGCGGCTGGGCTCGTGTTCGACCACTTCGCGTATGTGACCGAGCAGCAGATTGCGATGAAGCAGGACTACTACGGCTACACGGGGCTGGTCGATGCGTGGCACCGGCTGCAAGCGACGCCGGGGCCGGTGAACCTGCAGGAGTTCTTTCCGTTCGCCATCGGGGCGACCGCGGATGACGTGAGGATATGACGACCTACACCATCACCGCCGAAGAGATCGAGGCTCACCGCCCCGACGTGTTGCTCCCGCCCGACGAAGAGTTCGCTGCGGCGTACGCCGCAGACGTTCGCATCGGGCGTGAGCTCGCCGCCGAGCGGACGGTTGCACTCGTTGCCATCTGCCGCAATGCCATGCCCTGGCTGCCGCAGACGCTGCGGCTCGTCGAAGAAACGGGCGCGATGTTTCGGTCGTGGCAGGCGTTCATCTTCGAGAACGACTCAAGCGACGAAACAAAAGGCGTGCTCTCGGAGTGGGCCGACGGCAACCGTCGCCAGGCGCTGCTCAACATCAACCATCGGCCGCACCTCTCGCACACGATCGCCACCGAGCGGACGGTCGCCCTCGCCGAATACCGCACGCAGTGCCAGTGGTGGGTGCGGCACATCGAGCCGGTGGACTACGTGATCGTGTACGACACCGACCCATGGGGCGGGTGGAGCGTAGACGGTGTGGCGACAAGCGTGGCACACATGCAGGCGAACCGCGACGCGTCGTGCATGGCGAGCTACTCGTGGGCCGAGCACAACGGGCACGCGATCCACTATGACGCATTCGCGGCACGCCAGAATCACTGGCGGCGTCGCGACCAGACGTGGTTTCACCATTGGCATCCGCCGGTCGGCTCGCTGCCGCTGCGATTCAACAGCGCCTTCGGACAACTGGCGCTCTACAGGAGGGACGCATACCTCGCGATGCAATACAGCGGCGAGGACTGCGAGCACGTTTGTGCCCATGCCACGATGCCGGGGCGGTTGTATCTCAACCCGTCGAGCCGGTGCGTGTCCTTCTGGACGCCTCGAGATGTTTGCGACAGCGGCGATTGATCGCGCCGTACTCGAGGCGCAGTGGGAATCGTACATGCCGATGGCGGAGATATGCACCCACTGGACGATATCGAAGGACAACCTGATCTCGCTGCGTGACGCGTGGTCGATGCCGAAGCGGCTCGATCGAGCACGCCGCCACAAACCGCCGCGAGCGGAAAGGCCAGATGACGCTGAGGAGCTCGCGAGCCAGGCGAGCCTGTCGCTCGCGCCGCAGATCGCCGCGCGAGTGACGATCGTGCAGGCGACATGGTCGGCCGAGGTGCGGCTGTCACGTGAGGTCGCGAAGGGCACGCCGTTCTCGTTGCGGCACATTCGCGTCGATGACCTGATCCAGGCGGTGATCGACGACCACGAGCAGGACGCGAACTAAAAGACGAGCTTCGCGCGGGCGACACTGTGGGCATGGACGCTCACGCGTACGCTCCGACGCCGGCCGCCGTGCTGATGCTCGCCGCCGCGCGACGCGTCAACGGCCAATCGCTACGCCCGGCGTCACCGAAGCCGAAGCCAACGGAGGCGGCACCGTGACTCGCCGCGAGTTGCACGAGCACGTGTGGCGGCAGCTGCCGCTGCGGCGTCACATGGCGGGCCGCGATACGGTCGAGACGATCACCGATCTGTGCGTCGAGTGGTGGGAGCCCGAGTATCTGCGACACGCGAGCCGAGCCCGGGAGCGGGCGGTCGTGCTGGGCGGCATCGTGGCATCGGTGAAGCGCGCCCACCAGTGGCAGAGCGACCGCGAGCCAGTGGAGTACGACATGACCTGGACCGTGCTCTACGGGCTCCTGGCTCACGAGATCGCCACGATCCTGGAGCGGTGGTGGCGGGCGTCCGCCGCAAACAGGCGGCTCATGGCGGAGTGGCACGAAGCCATCCGCGCATAACTGCAAGTGTGTCCGATGGTCTGGCACACTTGGGGTGTACCCAGGAGACATGCCACATGCGCGTTATCGCCGCCATCATCGTGTTCCTGCTGGCGAGCCTGTCGGCTCACGCCGGCGACCTGCTGATTTTCACTCGCTCCGGTTGCGGAGCGTGCGACCGCGCGAAAGCCGCGATTGCGTCGGATCCGGCGATCGCTGCGGGTCACACCCTGACCAGCATCGACACGCAGTCGCAGCCGCTGCTCGCTCGGATGTACCGGGTGCGTGCGGTGCCGGTGTTTGTGCTGGAGATCAACGGCAAGGAGGTCGCTCGCACGGTGGGATTTTCGACGGGTGCGGATCTCAAAGCCTGGCTGGAGGCCCAGAAATGACAGCGATCACCACAGCGGCCTACGCGGCGGCGAGCGACGCGAGCGACCTAGCCTCGGCCGTGCAGGCGTTCTTGGATACGGCCGTCGCCAAGGCGTCGGACGGCATCACCTGGGCGGAGTTCGGAGAGCTGCTCATCGCCCTCCTGCGGTTGACGGTGACGAGTCTGGATGTCGTCAGCGGCATGGACGGTGCGGAAAAGAAAGCGCTCGTCATGGTGGCGGTCGGGACGCTTTTCGACCGCTTGGCTGACCGCGCGGTCCCGCCGATCGCGCTGCCCGTGTGGTGGCTGGTGCGGCCCGCGGTGCGGTCGCTGCTGATGTCTCTGGCGTCTGGTGCGGTCGAGGCCCTCCTCCCACTGGTGCGTGCATGACGACACTCCTGCTGGTCGGTGCCGCCGCGGCGTTCGGTTGGCCCTGGCTTCGCGATCACTGGCATCAGGTCGACATCCGCAAAATCCCGTCGCACTATGCGGCGGTGGTGCTGCTCGCCGCTGCGGCGTGGATGCAGTACCGGCCGTCGGCTCCTGCACCAGGGCCGACGCCACCGCCTCCGCCGGCGGCTCTCTCGCTGCGTGGATTGTTCACCGGCGCGGATGCCGCAGCCGATGCCGCGATCTTGGGCGCGTTGTGCGGCGAGCTTGCGGACGAAATCGAATGGGATTCCAAGCAGCCAGAGCCGTTGCTCAAGACGGGCGTGGCCCTAGACGAGCTGCGGATCCGCTCGCGAGTGCTGCTGGTGCGCGGCGTCAGCCTCGGCCAGAAATATCCGTTGGTGCGTGACGCGATCGACCGGCACCTCACCGCGATCGCCGGCCGCAGCGGCGGGCCGCTCACGCCCGAGGCCCGGGCGAAATGGGTGCAGGCGTTTCGGGACATTGCCTCCGCATGTGAGGACGCAAGATGAGGGCGTCCGTCGCACTGCGTGTGATCCTCGCGGGCGCGTGCCTGCTGCTCGCGGCGTATGCGCTGCAGCGGCCAAGCCTGCCTCAGCAATCACCGCCAGTCGATCAGCCGCAGGGCTACACGCCGGACCCGGAGGGCGTGCGGAGATTCTTGGACGGTCTGCCGCAGCCGTACTTCGCCGAGGCCGGCGCGGAGTGCATGGAAAAATTCTCGGGGCAGGACAGGTTCTTGTTCCGCGCGCTGTACAAGGCACACCAAGACCGATACGGCACGCCGTTCACCGTCGGTCGGCAACTGATCGGCGACTGCGTCTCATGGGGTGCGATGCACGCCGTGTGGGTTGCCGAGAGCGTTGACTACGAACTTGGCAAGCGGAGCGAACCGCCGGTCGCGCCATCGACCGAGGCGATCTACGGTGGCTCGCGAGTAGAGGCACGCGGCAAGGATGGCAGCGGCGCGCGGCCCGTCGGCGGGTTCTCCGACGGCAGCACGGGCTGGGGTGCTGCGAAGTTCCTGTCAGATTGGGGCGTCGTCTATCGCATCCCATATCCCGATCTCGGATATGACCTCACGCACTACGACTCAAAGAAGGCGAAGGCATGGGGAGCCTACGGCTGTGGCGGCGAGGGTGACGGCGGCAAGCTTGACGAGCTCGCGAAGAAACACCCGTGCAAGCATGTCGTCCAAGTGAAAACTTGGGACGAGCTGTGCGCGGCGATCGACTCGGGCTATCCGGTGACGATCGCAAGTTCGCAGGGATTTTCATCGCAGCGCGACGAGCATGGATTCGCTCGCGGCCAAGGCACATGGATGCACCAGATGATGGTGCTAGGCACGCGATTTCAGGCGAACGGCTCTCCGAAAGACGGAGCGCTCATCCTCAATAGCTGGGGACCGTCATGGATCTCCGGTCCGCGATGGCCCGAGGATCAGCCGGAGGGATCGTTCTGGTGTACCAAAGAAACGATGCAACGCATCCTCGGCCAGGACGATAGCTACGCAGTCGGTAGTGTCGATGGTTTCAAGCATAGAGACTTGAACAATGCCAACTGGCTCATGCCAGCACCAACGGAGTGACGCCATGTTTCGCCGCCTGTTTCGCCGTGACGCCGCGATGCAATCGCAGACACACTCGCAGTCTGTGATCGCCGGATGTCTGTTCGCTCTGGTGATCCTGTCGGCCGTCGCCCTCGGCATGGCCGTCGGGTCGTCTGCCTGTCACTGCCACCACTACGGATGGACGCCCGATGACTGCTGCGAGTGAGCCGGATCGACGGTACAGCGTCCGCGCGCTGGCCTTGTGTTTCGTCGTCTCGGTGGCCGTCGGCTACGGTGCCGCTACGGTAGTGGCGTCCTATGAGCAGAGCCGGCCGGTTCTCCAGACGATCAGTAGAGTCGCGAGACTGCTGCTCTGGGGTGCCGCGTTCCTCGAGCGGCCGCCGGCGTATCACGATGAGCATGCGATCCAGGCCGCACCGGAGGACTACGCCGTCGTGCCGCCGCGACCGCTGCCCCGCCGCGACGGCGAGGAACTGATCGACCACGCGCGAGGCTGGTGACATGTGGCGATACCTCATCTACTGGCTGACCTGGCTGGCCGGCGAGCCGGGCGAGATGGACGTGGCCCACGCCAAGGCCGCCGCTAGCGTGAGCGCCGCCCGGGCGAGCATGACGACCGCGCCGCCGGCACCGCCGACGCCTCCGCCGCAGACGGAACCGGAGAAATGATCCATGGCCGAGTTCTCGCTGCTGCCCGGTCAACTCGCGCTTAAGACCCGCCGCGGTGACGAGTTCAGCGCGACCGTCACTCTCTCGCAGTCTGGCTCGCCGTTCGTGCTGACCGGCTACACGGTCACGGCTGCGATCACGTCGCTCGTGGACGGCACGAGCGTGGACGACTTCACCTGCTTGGTCGTGTCCGCGACTGCGGGCACGGTGTCGATCTCGCTTCAGGAGAACGAGACCTCCGCGCTTGCGTCGGGCTCCTATGCTTGGTCGCTGCGGTGGATCGCGCCCGGCGCGGTCACTCGCACCGCACTGTCGGGCGTGCTAGAGGTGACGCGGTGAGCATCGAGGTCAGCGTCAGCGGCAATCCAATTCAGGCAAGCGTCACCGAAAGCGGCGCGAGCGTCGCAGTGTCGCCCGTGGCGATCTCGGCGACGGTGCTCGCGGGCATCGGTCCGCAGGGACCGGCGGGCGCTGGCGGTGAGGTCGGCTCTTCGACGCTCGCAGGGCTCACCGATGTGCAGATCACGTCGGCCGCCGACGGTGACGTGCTGAGATACAACGGCTCGAAGTGGGCCGACTACGCTGAAGTGAACCTGACCGATGGAGGTAATTTCTAGCCATGCCGAACGTCATCAGAATCAAGCGTCGCGCATCGTCCGGTGGCGCAGGAGCGCCGAGCTCGCTCGCCAACGCCGAACTCGCGTTCAATGAAAACTCGAACATCCTCTACTACGGTACAGGCACCGGCGGTGCTTCTGGCTCGGCCACTAGCGTGATCGCGATCGCGGGATCTGGTGCGTTCGTCTCAATCACCGAGGTCCGCGCGGCAAACACGGTCCTCGCTGGCCCGACGAGCGGTGCCGCAGCTGCGCCGACGTTCCGGGCTCTGACATCCGACGACATCCCTTCACTGTCGGGCGTGTACATCCCGATGACCGGCACTGCGACGCCGACCGGGACGTACACGTTCAGCGGCACGGTCAACGTCACGGGCACGTTTCAGCTGGGCTCGACGACCGTCACCTCCTCGGCCGCCGAACTGAACCTCGTGGATGGCTCGATCGCGAACACGGTCGTGAACTCGAAGGCGGTGATCTACGGCTCGGCCGGGCAGATCGCGGCGACGACGCTCACCACCAGCGGCAACGCGACGGTCGGTGGGAACCTCACGGTCACGGGCGACCTCACCGTGAACGGGACGGTCACGACGGTGAACAGCACGACCGTCACTGTGGACGACAAGAACATCGAGCTCGGCAGCGTCTACAACCCGACGGACACGACCGCCGACGGTGGCGGCATCACGCTGCGTGGCACGACCGACAAGACGATCATTTGGTACAACGCGACCGACTCGTGGACGTTCAATCAGAACATCGAACTAACCGCCACCTACGCCTACCGAATCGACGGCGTGTCGGTTCTGAGCAAGACTACGCTGGGCTCCACGGTCGTGTCGTCATCGCTCACGAGCGTGGGCACGATCGGCACCGGCGTCTGGCAGGGCACGGCGGTGGGCGTCGCCTACGGCGGCACTGGGCTGACCTCCGCACCGCAGGGCTCGGTGCTCGTGGCAAACACGGCGAACACGTACACCGCGCTTGACGGCGGCGGTACGAACGATGGACTGCTCGCCTACACGGCATCAAGCGACACGATCGCGTGGGCGACGAGCATCGACGGCGGGACGTTCTGACGCATGCCCACGACAGTCAAGATTCGCCGCAGCGGCACCGCGTCGGCAACGCCGTCGGCGCTTGAGCACGGCGAGATCGCGATCAACTACGCCGACGGGAAGGTCTTCTGGAAAAATGCGAGCGACGTGATCACGTCGTTCACGTTCCAGAGTTACGCCCTCGCGTCGCACACGCACTCGATCTCGGATGTGACGGGGCTGCAAACCGCCCTCGATGGCAAGGCGGCAAGCAGTCATACGCATTCGATCTCGGACGTGACCGGCTTGCAGACAGCGCTCGATGGGAAGGCGGCTTCCAGCCACACGCATTCGATTTCCGATGTGACCGGGTTACAGACGGCCCTCGACGGCAAGGCGTCGTCGTCGCACACGCATGCAGCGTCGGACATCACATCCGGCACGCTGGACATCGCCCGTATCCCGACGGGCTCGTCTTCGAGCACCGTGTGCATCGGAAACGACGCGAGGCTCTCCGACTCCCGCGCCCCGACGGGCAGTGCTGGCGGCTCGCTCGCAGGCACATACCCGAATCCGACGATCGCCGCGAGCGGTGTGTCCGCAGCGTCATACGGCTCGGCAACGCAGGTCGCCACGTTCACCGTCGGCGCTGACGGCCGCCTCACTGCGGCGTCGAACACGACGATCGCCATCGCGGCCAGTGCGGTGACATCCGGCACGCTGGACGCCGCCCGACTGCCTCTCGCGACGACGGGTGCTGCCGGGGCGATGATCGTTGGCACGGGTCTTGGTGTCTCGTCTGGCACGGTGAGCGTGACTTACGGGACTAGCAACACCTCTGCCTGTCGCGGCGATGACAGTCGCTTGAGTGACACCCGCACGCCGACCGATGGCAGCGTGACGACAGCGAAAATCGCCAACGACGCCGTCACCTACGCGAAAATCCAAAACGTCAGCGCCACCGACCGCCTGCTCGGTCGCTCGTCATCCGGTGCAGGCGACGTGGAGGAGATCACCTGTACGGCGTTCGGCCGATCGCTTATTGACGACGCCGACGCCGCAGCGGCACGCACCACTCTGAGCGTGCAGCCGACGGCGAGTCCTACATTCACGGGCAGCGTTGGGATCGGCAATGCTGCTGGGGGAAACTCTAGGCTGAATATAAACGGAACGTATACGTCATCAACCGTTGACTGCCTTCCAGTGCATTGCAACGGGACTATACCCAGCACTACCGTTTCCCCCGGAGAGGCGCAGATATTCCGCAGCGCTGTTTCAACGGAAGCAGCATCTTTTACGCTTCCTAATTGGACGCACTACTACGCCAACCAAGGAACCATCGGAGCGGGGTCAAGCGTTACAAATCAGTTTGGCTTTCGCGCCGCTGGCGGGATCATTGGCGCGACCAACAACTACGGTTTCTACAGCGATATCGCCAGCGGCAGCGGACGGTGGAACTTCTACGCCAACGGGACGGCGCAAAACTATTTTGGCGGGCAAGTCCTCGTCACCGCAGGCAGCGTGTCAGCGTGCAGCGTCGCACCGAGCGGCGATCCGAATACGGGGCTGGTGTTCCCGTCGGCGGACGTTGTGACGTTGATTACAAATGGCAGCGAGCGGATGCGCGTCAAATCAACTGGTTCAGTTCGATTTCTACCTCTCGCGTCGGACCCTGCGTCTGGAAACGAAGCCGGAGATGTTTACTACAACTCAACCACAAACAAACTCAAGGTCTACAACGGCACCTCTTGGGTAGACCTGCACTAGGAGTAACCATGCCTGACATCCCCACGCTGTACGCCGCAGAGCCGCTCGCAATCTCCGCGACCTACGACAAACTGTGGGTGCGCGAGATCGTCATCTCCGCACAGTCAGTCGGCGGCGAAGCCGAAGCCCGCGTGACGCTGGTGCGGTTCAGGACGACCGCAGACGGCGTGGAAGAGGCACCCGCCGAGCCGGTGCGGCTCCACGTCAAAGACCTGCTCGCGGGGGCCGACTCCGATCCCGATCTCGCGGCTGCGGTCGGGGCGTTGATGAACTACGTGGCGAAGGTGGCACGCGAGGAAGGCGTCGTCGCGCCCGCCGACTGATGGCGCGTATCGGAGAGATGCTGCGGTCGCAGATGATGCCGCAGCGTCGCCGAAGACGCACGCCGCTGCCCGGCGATCTCGCGGTCGTGACGTGCCACTGGAACCCGGCCGGCTGGCAATCGCTGCGACGCAACTACCTGCGGTTCCTCCACGAGATGCGATGGTGGGCCGTCCCGACGTTCGCCGTCGAGGTCGCATACGACGGCCAGGACTTCGCGACCGACGATGCGTGGCTCCAGGTGCGTGGCACGGACCGAAACGTGCTCTGGCAAAAAGAGCGGCTCATCAACCTCGCCGTCGAGAGACTGCCGGAACGGTTCGACAAAGTGGCTTGGATCGACGCCGACATCCTGCTCCTTGATCCGCAGTGGGAAACGAGGCTACGGAACGAGCTCGAGCTCTCGCCCGTCGTGCAGCTGTGGAACCGCTGGCACTGTGCCGACCGTCTCGGCCGGGTCGGCGAGATCCTCGAATGTGTCGGCGATCTCTCGCAGCGGTACATCCGAGGGGAACTGTGCTCGCCAGGCGGAGCGTGGGCCGCGCGTCGCGAGGTGTTTCCGCTCTACGATCGCCACATCGTGGGCAGCGGAGACGCGATGTGCATGGAGGCGTGGGTCGGCATGGACAAGAGCCGCTGCCTGCGACGATGCACGCCCGCGATGGCGGAAGATTTCTCCGCGTGGGGCGAGGCCGCACACGCTAAGGTCAAGGGCGACATCGCCTGCCTGCCGGGCGACGCCGTGCATCTGTACCACGGCACGCGGGCCGACCGGCAATATGTGGACCGCTGGCAGCCGGTGATCGACGCCGGATTCGATCCGCGAGAGCACGTCGAGGTGGACTCTGGCGGGCTCTTGGCGTGGACGGACGCGGCACCGCCCGAGCTCGTCGAGTGGGTGCGTGGATACTTCGCCAGCCGCAACGAGGACGGCTGA